CAACACTGCGTTGCTCCAAGAACATATGGAGTCAGCGCGCATGGCGGCAAACTTGCTGCTTGGCCGCTGGTCGTCGGAAGGCGTCAACCTGTGGATGGTCAACCTTCAGAGCATTCCGCTTGTTCAGGGGCAGTCCACCTACACGGTTCCGGGCAACAACATCGTCATGCTGGACACCTACATCGTCACAGGCGCTGAGGTGTTTACGGGTTCAATCAGCGGGACGACCCTGACCGTAACCTCAGGAACGCCTTCCATCGGCATGACGATTTCGGGCAACGCAATTATCAGCGGAACCCAAATAACGGCTGGCTCAGGCAGCACTTGGACAGTTAGCAATTCGCAGACGGTTGCTCTGGGGTCCATCATCGGCAAGACGGCTCAGTCGATTGACCGCCTGATCCTGCCGATTGGCCGCACGGAATATGCGTCCTACCCCAACAAAGAGCAGCAGGGCTTCCCGACGACGTATTGGCAGAACCGCCAAATCACCAGCAACGTGAACCTGTGGCCGGTCCCGGACGGGTCCCAGACGGCCCTTAGCTACTATCAGGTCTGCCAGATCGATGACTCCGACTTTGCCAACGGGCAGACGGTGAACGCCCCTGTCTACTTCCTTGAGGCGTTTGCCTATGGGTTGGCGCAGCGTCTGGCCCTGATGTGGGCACCGGACCGCGTTCAAATGCTCAAGCCGTTGGCCGACGAGGCATACCAGATTGCCGCAATGCAGAATGTCGAAAGCGCCCAGCAGTACATTTCTCCCATGATTTCCGGCTATTTTAGGTAACATCAATGGCATATGCCTCGCAGTCAGGTCGGGCCAGAACAAGCTCATCCGGGCCGCAGGCGCATGCAATTTGCGACCGCTGCGGGTTTCGCTACAACCACGTCGATCTTCAGTGGCAGTACGACTGGCGCGGTGCTGCCTTGCAAAACGTCCGCATCCTTGTCTGCAATAGCTGCTTGGACGTGCCCCAGACCCAGTTGCGGGCGATTGTGGTGCCTGCGGACCCCGTGCCTATCATGCAGGCCCGCACACAGGATTTCAGGCAGGCAGAGACTGACTATCAGACGGTCACAGCGCCGCCGATCATTGATCCAACCACGGGCATTCCAATCCCCGTCAACGTGACGCTGATTACCCAAGACGGTCAAAACCTCCTGACGCAACAGGTTGGGCCGCCGGTCGGCCTGACCCAAGGCGCGATTATGCCGCTTGTTGGCAAGGAGCATTTTGGCGTCAAACTCAACCCGCTGTCGGTTTCGGCCATTGGCACCGATCAGATTTCAGTGACGTTTGCATCGCCCCATGGCCTTGTGACGAACGCGCAGATCTCCGTTGACGGGCTTTCAAATCCTCAGGCGTGTGGGTTTTACAGCATCACGGTGACAACCGCGACGGCGTTTACCTACCAGACAAACACAGTTATACCCGCTGCGTCACTGCTCACTGCAACGACGAACATGCTCACGGCGCTGGTTGGCCTGCCCTACGGCTTCGACCAGATACCGCAGACGGGGATCTAATAATGGCCAACACCACAATCCCTCAGCTTCCGCTTGCCGCCTCTTTGAGCGGCGCGGAGCAGTTGGAAATTGTGCAAAATGGCATTTCCCGCCGCACGACGACTGCGGACGTTGCAGGGTTGCAGGCTGGCCCCACTGGACCGACAGGCGCTCAGGGTGGAACCGGCGCTACCGGCCCCACGGGCCCCACAGGGCCAACGGGCGTCCAAGGCACTGCCGGCAATCAAGGGCCCAGTGGCCCGACCGGCGACTTGGGTCCAACGGGTCCAACCGGCCCAACGGGCCCAACGGGCGATCAAGGCAATCAGGGGATTACAGGGCCGACCGGTCCAACGGGCAATTTCGGTCCTACGGGGCCTTCTGGCGCTCAAGGGTCGGCGGGCCCAACTGGCGCTACAGGCGCTGGCCCAACTGGCCCAACTGGGCCAACCGGGGCTACGGGCGCAGCTTCGACTGTTGCAGGCCCGACAGGCCCCACTGGTCCTACAGGACCCACAGGCGCGGCTTCGTCTGTCGCAGGCCCGACAGGCCCCACAGGACCCACAGGCCCCACGGGGGCAGCCTCGACCGCTGTGGGCCCAACCGGCCCGACCGGCCCCACAGGACCTACGGGACCGGGGACCGTGACCAGTGTTGACATGTCTGGCGGCACCAGCGGGTTGACCTTCTCTGGCGGCCCGATCACCACTACGGGGACCTTCACGGCTGGCGGCATATTGAATGCTGTCAATGGCGGCACTGGCACGGGCACCTACGCAACGGGCGATGTTCTTTACGCTTCAGCCGCCAACACGTTGTCTAAGTTGACAATCGGCACTAGCCAAAACGTCCTGATTTCCAATTCGTCCGTGCCGTCTTGGGGTCTTGTCAGCCTGACAAGCTCCGTTACGGGCACGTTGCCTGTTGCCAGTGGCGGCACAGGGAATGCTTCTTGGACCATCGGTTCCTTGATAAGCTTTACCGCTCCGACAAACGCCACCCAAATCATCCCCGGCACAATCGGTTACGCGCTTTTGAGCAACGGCACCGGAGCCACGCCTGATTACGGCCTGTTGAGCCTGTCCGCAGCCGTGACCGGCACCTTGCCCGTCGCCAATGGTGGCACAGGCCAGACGACATATAGCAACGGGCAACTGCTTATTGGCAACAGCACGGGCAACACGCTGACCAAGACGACGCTCACACCCGGCACGAATATCAGCATTACGAACGGCGCTGGCACGATCACAATCAATGCCACAGATCAGTTTGTTGGGACCGTAACGTCGGTCGGCGGCACCGGCAGCGTCAACGGCATCACGCTCACCGGCACTGTCACCAGCAGCGGCAACCTTACTCTTGGCGGGACGCTGTCCAACGTCAGCCTGACTTCGCAAGTCACCGGGACGCTGCCGTTATCCGGAGGTGGCACAGGGGTAACTACCACACCTACCAACGGCCAGCTACTGATTGGCAACGGCAGCGGCTACAGCGTTGCCACGCTGACTGCGGGCTCCGGAATTTCAATCACCAATGGCGCAGGGTCAGTCACGATTGCGGCTATAGCGACAGCGACCACAGTGCGAGGCATCACCCTTACCGGCAGCGCAGGCACCTTTAGCAATGCCGGAACGCCCGGAACCTACCCGCTGTTGGGCTACACCATAAGCGGTTCCAACTATGGGGCCGGGTACTTTAGAAGCACATCTAGCGGAAACTATAACACATCAAACGTAGTTAGTTCAATAACAATTGTAAATAGCTTGGGGGCGACTACAAGCTACACGTCTGGCACTGACTTTTCTTCTTCATTAACGTTTTCGGTGATGAACGATGCCGTAGGGTTCTATAATTTAATCATACTTAGTACCGCGCTTCAAACTCTATTTTCAGACACTGCTACCGCAACTACGTCTCCAAGCCTGCGGCCCCTGAATGCCTCTATGGCATCCGATACTACAAACCCCCGGATAACGGTGTCCCGGTCGCCGGGAGCGCCGTATAACAACACGGGGTTCTTTGGCAGCGGCATTTACGTCACCAAGGTAAGCACTGTTTACACGCTGGCTTTTGGGACCAATGACACCGTAGCAGCCTCTGGCTTTACCGTCACGACGCTGCAATTTACCATTAACAACTCCCTCACAACCTACATAGCCGGGACGGACTTTTTCCCGTCTTCACCCCAGAACTCTTCAACCGGCATGTTCTCCATGAGCATGACGGTGTCGAACGCAACGCTGCAAACACTGCTTGATAACTCCATCCGCGCATAACGGCGATCTAGGGCACCAATATGTACGCAAAGATTGAAAATGGGGCCGTTGTAAAATACCCCTACATGTTTGAGGAACTGCAAGCGGACCACCCTGACGTGGTGTTTTCCATGCCTCCGACAGAGGAAGAGCTTGCGGCTTGCGGGGTCAAAGTGCCGGTTTATGGCGCTCCCATAACGCGCTCTTCGCGCACCCACATCTTCAACGCCGTCTGCACGTTGAATGAGGCGAACGACGCGGTTGTAAATTACGAAGAAATTGAGAGGCCGCTTCACGAAGCTTCGTTCAATATGCGTGACGCGCGCAACAGCGCACTGACCCGCTGCGACTGGGTCATCACCCGCGCTTTTGAAGAGGGCACCCCCGTGCCCCCTGCTTACCTTGCATATCGCCAAGCTCTGCGGGACCTACCATCTCAAGCCGGTTTCCCGTATAACTATGTCTGGCCAGAAGCTCCGCTTTGATATTTGCCGCCTGCTTTGCGCGATAAGGGCTTGGAATAGATGTCGAATATAACAATTCCAAACCTGCCGCTGGCCATCAGCCTTAATGGCGATGAGCAGATGGAAATTGTGCAGTCTGGCGTTTCGCGTCGGACCACAACGGGCGACATCGCTGCGCTCAATGTCGGCCCCACGGGTCCTACCGGGCCTTTTGGGCCTACCGGTCCAACGGGCCCTAATGGACCTACGGGCCCGACCGGTGCCACTGGCCCCACAGGCCCTACGGGCCCGACTGGCACTTCCGGCAG